ATCTTTTCCTCGCTGTTTGTTTTGCACGTTTAAAGTCAGATGCTTTAGGTGCACCCTTTGCACCTTTCTTTCGCATCTTACCACCACGTTTTCTTTTAGCATGAATATTTGCGTATAAACCAGGGCCAGCCATTACACTCTTCCTCCACGTCTAAAAAATTTTTTACCTTCTAAAGCTACTACACGAGAAGATTTTTTCATAGGTTTTTTCTTTTTCTTCTGACCCATTTGTTTCAGAAGTTTTTGAATATTTTTTCTACTCACTATCTAATCTCGCAACCCTTACCTCTTAAAGCTACACCTGCAGAACCGCCAGATGATTTAAGTTCTCTAACAATTCTTTTCTTTTCGGCCTTAAGATTTTTTTTGCCTTTTTTAGTAAAAGCTTTTTCAGAATCAACACGACCTAACTCTTCAAGTCTATTCATACGTCTGGTGTTTCTTTTTCTAACTCTACCACCTTTTTTTAAACCACCTGAACTATGTCCTGTTAAGCCTTTATCATAACCTGTTTTTTTCTTTAATTTATCCAATGTTTTTTTATTCATTGTTTTCATCATATCAAAAAGGTTTTCTCTACCTGCGACTTCGACAATTAATTCTTTATCTGCTTTAGATAAAGATTTTATTGGTGAATCTTTTGTCATAATACTACCTATTTATTTTACCTTTTTTCTTAGCCTTAGAACCAAACTTACCGTAAGACTCATCTCTGCTAGCTTTTAACTGTGCAGGTGTTCTTTTCTTTTTGATTCTCATAGCAATAGACTCATCTTTTCTTGCTTTGAAGCCTTGTTTTTTCTTACCAACTTTACCACCTTTTTTCATCATTGCTCCACCTCTCATACCCATGTCAGGTGAATAGAAACCAGATGCTTCGTCTTTTCTTCTAGTGCCAGAAATCATTCCTCTACCACCGCCTGCTTTTTTTACTCTCATCATTCCGCCGCCCATTGCTGCTTTTCTCGGCTGAGTGACTTGTTTGTTAAATCTTGGATTTGCCATTATTTTTTTCCTCCGTTTTTAAAGATTTGTGTTCCCTTTATACCAAAAATACTTCCGACGACGAGGATCCAAAGGGTGCTGAACCAAGTCGGCAGTGCCGCGAAATGCTCAAAAAATATTTTTACTTTTTCAAGCGCGCCAGGATCGTCCGAGAAGACCCCCCAGGCGAGCACAATAATGGGCGCCGACAAAATCACAAGAACGAATTCGTCCTTGTAATCATTTTGACGTGCCTCTAACAACTTACCCTGATAAGCTTCCTCACCACGGGCTTGTCGCTCTGCGTGCAGTAGTTGAGCATCGGACATCGCAACTTTTGCCCTTTGCTTATTAGCATAAATCTTACTACCAGCGGATACAGCTAATTTAATTGCTGACAACCACATGTTAGTACCACTTAGCTGTTTTCTTTTTGTCCTTAAGCATTCTTTTAGTTCCTCTAACCTCTGTTTCATCTCCAGTTGGTATGTAGTTTCTTGGCATACCATCAGCAGTTGTTACAGATCTAGGGTCTAACTCAATATTTTGAGATGGAATACCTATTTCTTCGGACTCAACAAAAAATTTATCCTCTTTTGCCATTTTTCCTCCTGTTTTTATTTATACCAGCCCTGTTAAGAGCGATTGCAATCGCTTGTTTAGGATTTTTCACCTTCTTATCAGAGCCACCAATTTTGAGAGTACCTTTTTTAAATTCTCTCATGACCTTTTTAACCTTTTTTTGTTCTTTTTTCACCTATTTTCTCCTTTGTATTTTTCAATCTCTACACTTGGTATCATTTTGTCTACGTTTGGTATAGATTTACTTAAAATTGTCTTTTCAATTGATGTATTAGCTCTTAAATTAGCTAATTCTTCGTTCTGTTCCAACTTATCTTGTTTGTCTTGTTGGTTCATCATAGCTTTTAGGCGATCAAGGTTAATTTTTTCTTCACCCTCGACACGTTTTCTCTCGTTGTCCATAGCTCTAAGGTCTAATTCTCTTGCTCTTAACTTAGCAACAGGGTCATTACCAAATCCTGATGTAACTTCACGCTCTTCTTTTAAGAATTCTTCCATCATGTTTGCAATCAACACAGCTTTTCTACCTTCGATTCTTTGACTCAACTCTTGAACCTGCATTTGAAGTTGTGGATTTTGTGCAGCCATCTGTTGCATCTGCGCAAGTTGTGGTAACTCTTCTCTAAACTCTAACTCTATTTGTTCTTGTGCCATCAAACTAATATGTTCAAAAATATTTTTTTCCATAGCAGCCATAACCATAGGGTTATTTCTAGCAATGTTAGTTGCCATAAAATTTAAATGCGAAGTTATGTGTGCTCTATGATCTTGCCCTGGAAATGCTTGGAATGGTTTTCCAGATAAAGCCATTATGTTTTCTAAACTTGGATCTAAAGGTGCAGGTGGAACAGGTTTAACTAAAACTGAGTCTATATTTTTTACACCTAGTGCCTCGTACATGTTTCTATACGCAGCATACATGTTGTGCATCTGTGGATTGGATTGTGCCAGTTGCAGCTCTGTCTGCGCGAGGGAAATACGCTGAGTCTGACTAAAGATGTTAGGGTCCGCAACTGGCAGTATATCCACTCTATCGTCGAAGTCAGTTTGCTTGACAGTTCTCTGACCTCCTACTACATCGTATGGATATTCTGGTGGCAAGTATAATTTAAATACTCTTGCTAATAATCTAAATTCAGTTTTTAAAGAAGAATAAATTCTTTTGTGAATAGCAGACATTGTTCTTGAGCCACGTTCTAATAATGCAACAGTTGTACCAACAGCTGCTTGTTGATTGCCATCACCAACTTGTAGATCTGCAATAGATGCAAATCTCTGTCCAGCTTGAACCACTATACCCATTAAGTTTAATAGAGTTGCAGATGGTTCTTTAAATGGCAACATCATAAAAGAATCTTTTAAGTTACCACCTGGTGCATCTACATCTCTAAACTCACCTGGTTGTATTGATTGCGCATCATCTCTAATTCTAATGCCACGCATTTTAAATCCTGCGGGTAAGTTGGAGAGCGTACCCGCATCCAATAATTGACGAAGAGCTGCTGTTGCAGTTCTAGACAGACCGCCAATCATATGGATGAGACCGAAGCCATAAAATCCTAGTCCAGGTAAAAATTTAAAATGGACAAAATATTGGATCTTAGTTTTGTTCTGATCTCCAATCTCGTAATTTCTTCTAATAGATAAAACTTCTCTTGTTGCTAACTCAACAGTTACTATGTATGGAATTTTTATTCCAGATGGTTCACCAGATTCATCTGTATGTTCAAAGCCTTCTAGGTCTAAATTAACATGACACTCTAACAAAGTATAAACTTCATCGTCTTGAGATTTTCTCTGGCCTTCTAGTTCTCTCTCTTTTTTCTCTAGATCGCTCTCTTCATAGCCTGGAGTTCCTAAATCTATATCTCTATAAAAACCACCAACCTGTTGTTTTCTTAAATCGTTTTTTGAAATCTTCACCCGATGAATGATTGCTTCCGCATCTTCTAATGAGGTAGCAGTATACGGTACAATCAAATCATCCGCGGGCACAAACTTTGATACAGCCTTACCATCCAGCTCATCATAATAAACCTTTTTAAACGCAGAGCCTGCGAGTGGAAGATAAAACAATAGTTGATCAAAGTCTGGTTCGTAGTCCCTCATTTTTTCCATGAGTTCGTAATTCATAAAATCTTTAACACGTTGTGCTTGTCTTGCTTTTTCTTCTGATGGTGCGCCGACAACAGCTGTTCTAACTGGACCATCTGCGGGTAATAATTCTTTATAAGCTAAAGCTTGAAACTGAGTAACAGCTTCTGCTAAGACTGGGTGCGTGGCGCCTGATGCACCTTGAAATGGTTCTGTACGCATATCGTATTTAAATCCTAAAAGATCTAAACCTTTTGCATAACTTTGTGCCCAATCTTTTCTTGAGGCGTTGTAGTCTTGATATTTTTGAGTGAGATCTGATCCTAGTTCTCCTAAAACTTCGTCTGGTAAAAATTCTGCTAAGTTGGCATAATGCTCGTCACCACCTTCTGGTGATGCTGCGCTTGCATCAAAATCTATTTCAACTGATCCATCTTCGAGTTCTGTAGTTTCAATGGGTCCTGGTCCCTGTTGCTCTTCTACTGCAACTTCTTCTACAGTTTCTCTAACCTCTTCATCACTAGGAAGTGTAATCGAGCCCCTTGGACCTTGCGTCAGGGACTTGTCTATTTTGTCTGCCATTTGTTTTCTCCAATCTTACAGTCTTAACAGTATTGTAATCAATTTTCAACCCTTGAGGCGTGGGCCCAGATTTAGGTGGCAGAAGGTGGGTCTTTGGATATTTATTTTTCAGAGACATCTTGCTCTACCATACTTTCAAAGTTTTCTAACATCTTGGTAAGTTCTTCTCCTGTCTTTCCCATCAAAGGTTGTAATTGTGAGTTATAGTCTTCTTCTGTAATAAGACCTTTTTGTAAAGCTTTATCTAAAAAATTTTTTCTAACTACAATCTGGCTCTCTGGTTCTAGGCCAGGAGAAACTTCTTTTATAAAAGCTATTTGGGCTTGCAAAGTTTCGTTTGGATTTTGTTGTGGTTTAGAAGGTGGGATTAAAGTATTCTGATCTTCTGTGGTTTCAATAATTTCTGTGTTGGACATATCAGAAAAATCTTTTTCTAAGGGTGTTCCATCTTTTAATTTAGGACGCGTAAGATACGCCATCATTTCATTGTATTCGTGAATCTTCAATTTAGACCCCTAGGATTCCTGCTATACCGCCTGATTGTTTGTCTTCTCTAAGTTTAGCAAAGTCTGCTCCAGTTATTTCACCGAAGGGTGCTGCTACATCAATTTTTGATTGATTACCTACAAGTTCTCCACCACCTCTAGCTAAAGTTATTCTTGCAAGTATCTCGTCTCTT